GGACAAAGATCACAAGTGCCACGTCATGAGTCACGGCTACGAGTTTAAAATCTTTGCCGCAGACTGGCCCGGTATGGCTCGCTACTACGAAAAGCGCCGCATGTGGGAAACACTGAGCGACGGTAAATTGGAGTTTGCATAATGCACAATTTGCCACCTCTCAATTTGCCTTGTGGCGGTACAGCATACTTTGATGTAGACTCGGGTATCAGTTACCGATGCGAGTGTGGTGCTGTGGTAGGTAGCATTGGACAACCGCAAGCGTGTAAAGACGAAGCCGCAAAATGGGAAGCCTGGAAAGCCCTTGGAGGTAAGGGTTGGGACTACTTTGGGGATAACCAAGAGCTAGTAGGATAGTACTACATTTTTTTTAGGTTGTCCGTTTGGGCAAATCCTGCTATAATACATTTATTGTGTTTAAGAAAGGAGCCCAAAATGACAGTTGTAGTCGCTAAAATGCAAGGACGACTCTTCCAAGTTGTTCGTGTTGCTGACGCAGTGGGCTTCTCAATTGACCGCGGCTGGGTCATGCTCTGTGTTGATTGGGAGCAGGCAGAACGTCGCAAGCAACAATTCAAGTGGGTACCTGCGTCAACAAGATTTGAATGGGTACGTGAGTTTGCTTTCTAAAAGGCCATTATGAGAAAAGATGTTGTTTACCGTGGTATGGTTTTGATGCCAGGCTCGCAAGCTCTTGAGCTTTGGAAGGACTGGCAAAAGGAAACTAAAGACCGTAATGCCGCACAAAAGAAGCTGGACCAACATATGAAAGACGTTGAACAGCGACACCGTGAGCTCTTAGAGCGTTACAAATAAAGGAATAAAAATGCCGTGGATTCAAAACGTTGCACTTAGCGACATCAAAAAAGGACATCACGTTCGTGTTGATGAAAATGCCATGCTGATTCAGATTGTCGACCCAGCTATGGAGTTTCCTGAGCCACTTTACAAGTTCAAGGAAGTGCATCAATTTGAGTTCTTAGATCTGGAACGTGACGACGACTTTGCTGATGAGTTTAAAATCACCGACGAACAAGCTGAAAAATTAGTTCAACTCTTGCAACATGCACTGGCTAATCATATGGACGTTGTTGTTCATTGTGTGGCAGGTGTGTGCCGTAGTGGCGCAGTCTGCGAAGTTGGTGTTATGTTGGGTTTTAATGATACTGAGGTTTTCCGTAGCCCAAACCTGCTGGTTAAGCATAAAATGATGCGGGCCTTGGGTTGGACTTATGATGAAAATGAGCCGCATACCATTAACGGTATTAAGCTCGATGAGGATTGGACCAACGATAACGAAAAAGTTTTTATTCTTGCCGACCAGCGTCGTCGGCGTAGAGAACAAGAAGGAGAGTAATATGCCAGCAGTTTTTCTGGTAAGTGACACTCATTTCGGTCACGAGAAAACCTGCACCGTGTTTAAGCGAGCAGATGGTTCACCACTGCGTCCGTTTGCCAGTGCAGAAGAAATGAACGAAGTAATGGTACAGCGTTGGAACGAACGTGTGGGCCCCAAGGACAAGGTTTATCACCTCGGCGACGTGGTTATTAATCGTCGTTACCTCAACATACTTGATCGCCTCAACGGTGACAAGGTGCTGATCAAGGGTAACCACGATATCTTCCAACTGGAAGACTATACCAAGTACTTTCGAGATATTCGCGGGTACCATGTAATGAACGGAATGATTCTTAGTCATGTGCCTGTGCACACAGCTAGCCTCGAGCGTTTTGGGTGCAACATTCATGGACACCTCCATGCTAACCGTGTAACGATGATGGATTACGGCCGTGAGGTTATCGATCCGCGTTACTTTAACGTTAGTGTTGAATGTATCGACTTTGCTCCTATCCTGTTTGAAGATGCCATCGAGCGTATCCAAGAACAAGGCGGGCACGTTGGTTTCCGTGAAAGAGCTGGTACTGTAGTTGACTGATATTGGAGTCTAGTGCAATAATTTTAGGTTAAAACACTAGACTCCAAAAACCTCTTTATTGTATAAATATAACTAACAGGATTTAAATATTATGTTAGTATGTCAATATTGTAATAAAGAGTGCAAAAGTAAAAATTCATTGCATAACCACGAAAGATTATGTAAAAATAATCCAACTAGAAATTTAGATCATATCCATAAAGGACAAGCTAAAAGAACAGAATCCCTGAGGACAAGAAAAGAACGCGGAACATTTAAAAATCAATGGTCTGATCCTCACTACGAATTAAAAGAATCAACAAGAAAAAAATTAAGCGACCATAGCAGAGCTATCAGATGGAGTGATGAACAAAAATCTAATCACTCTGAACGGATGAAAAAAGCTGTTGAAAATTACCCAGAATCTTATACATCATCTAATAGAGGACGAGTAAAACAATTTGAATACAATGGCATTAAATTTCAAGGTAGATGGGAGCTTGAGTTTTATCAATACTGTGTTGAAAATAAAATTGCTATTGAGCGCTCTAACGAATGGTTTGAATATGAATGGAATGGAACCAGAAAATATTTTCCTGACTTTTTTCTACCTGAAAAAAATCTTTATGTCGAAGTAAAAGGTTACGAAACGGAAAGAGATAGAGCAAAGTGGTATTGCTTTCCAAAGAGGTTGAAAGTTATTAGAAAATCAGATATAATAGATATTAGAAAAGGAACCTGGACGGGACTGTAGCATAAAGGTAGTGCCAGCGACTCATAATCGCTACGGTTTCGGTTCGACCCCGAACGGTCCCACCACTCATCCTTAAAAACCATTTTTCTTAAATTTTGTCTGCGGCTGCTAAATAGCTTTGTCAACTACCGGGTCACAATATCATGCTTTACCTAATCAAAGACATTGCAGACAGCTTTTTCAATCTCCTCCGCCAGGATCCCGTCAGGCCTGCCATACCTTTTGAAAAAAGGGTTGGGCCAAACCGTGATGTGTTTGTTCTAAAAGAAGAAGATCAAGTAAAAGCCATTACCTGCGTTAGCTACCAAGATAGCGTTCCTACTACCGAAGGTGAACTTTTTGTTGATTCAGAAAAACCCAGCGTGGCAGTTTTCTACACTATATGGAGTTATGCTCCGGGTGCAGGCCGCCGCCTAATTTTTGATTCAGTAAATCACATTCGCAATCAACAAGGTTCCATTAAGAGATTTGTAACACTTAGCCCTAAGACAGACATGGCCAAGCGTTTCCATCTTAACAATGGTGCCCAGATCTACAAAGAAAACTTTGAAACAGTCAACTACGAATATCAACTTCAACAAGGTTCAAAAAATGAAAACCAAGATTCAACAAGCAGGTGATTACTCACTGGAAGTATCAATCAACACTGTTGAAGTGGGGAATCAAGTCAATGTAAAGTTTTTAACTTACATGAACAACTCAAGATTTCCTGCTGATGCACAAGTTAAACTAGACCTGTGTATGAGCCGAGAAGAATTCGCAGTTATGTGCAGAGCATTTAATGTTTACGCACTAGAGAACTGTTAAACCCTAAGCCCACTTCGGTGGGCTTTCTTTTGGCAAAAATTTCTTTGACTACACACTTGACGATTCTGTAAAATAACAACCTATGAAAAGAAAATTAGTACATGCCTACATGGACACAGCGCACAGGTTTGCTGAGTTAAGTACGGCACGTAGATTACACGTTGGTGCTATTGTGGTCAAAGACGACCGCATTATCAGTATTGGCTATAATGGTATGCCAGCGGGCTGGGAAAACAACTGCGAAGATAGAGAATATCCAAATGAGCTCATGAGAGATTATGAGCAACACTACGACGAGTTTGATTCTATGTTTCCTTTGGTTGATGAAGAAGGAAAATGTTATAGACTAAAAACTAAGCCCGAAGTACTTCACGCAGAAAGCAATGCCATTGCAAAACTGGCTAAGTCCAACGAAAGCGGTGACGGTGCAAGTATATTCATTACTCACGCACCTTGCATTGAATGTGCTAAACTGATTTACCAGAGTGGAATTCAAGAAGTCTACTACAAAGAAGCTTATCGTAACGCACACGGTATAGATTTCTTGCGACAATGCGACATAAAAATAGAACAAATAAAGGAATAGGATGGCCAACAAATATACCTATAAACACACATCTCTAGATGATTTTATTAGTAATGTTTCTATAAATCTAGATAGTAGTAATTCAATAGACACCATCGATCTAAGTGGTATAGATACTTCAACGATGTTTAGTTCTACCTACAATCCTCAGTATTCAACTGTTACAGTTGGCGGTAGTGGTGGCGGGGGTGTCTACGGTGCTACTGGTTCTAGTTGGAATACTTATAGCATAGGCGCTGGCGCAAACGGAACTGGTGGCGGTATTTGGGGTAGCACTCAGTCAACCGTTGATATTTCTACTAATGGAATTAATGTAAAAGAAGGCGGCGATATAAAAGTCGGTGGCCGGAGCCTAAGTGAATTTATGGATCGTGTTGAAGCACGCCTGGGCATACTGCAACCCAAACCCGAATTACTAGAAAAATACGAAGCACTGAAACAAGCCTATGAACACTATAAAACCCTCGAAGCTCTCTGCATGGGAGACATACCAAAGCGCCCAGATGGAAAATAATGATCGTGCCCGTGTCGAAAAAATGCTGCGTTTTTATAACGCAGAAATAGTTAACGACTCAAAACGTTGTGCTAGATACAAAGAATACGTTTTCTTTTCGGATCCTGCAAATGCCAATGTAGTAAGAGATGTTAGAGATTTTTACTACCGAAACTACCAGGACTATGTAAGTCCCGAATTTGATCGAGTTTGTGTGGTCGAAATCCCTGAACGCGATCTAAAATACATGGCCAAGATCCACGAAAGAGCCATGGGACACGAAGCCAATAATAATGATGCATCTTATGCCCGAACTTTAATTCTAAAAGAATGGGCTGAACATGATCTTAGGGCCAAATATCCTGCGGTTCAAGCAGCCTGGGAGCAATACAGTTTGATGTTGCATTTATCATCAAACGGTAAAGATCTGCCTTGACCAAATACCCATTTGAGTGTATAATTACAGTATCACTAACTCAATTTGCTATGTCTAGAATTTCAGTTAATAACACAGACCGCGTTATGGAGGCTATACTTTGGTGTACCAAACACTTTAAAAAAGGTGATTGGACTGTGGAAACACAGTGGCCTGGATCAGGGTATATCTTCAGTTTTAACCAAGAACATGACGCTAGCTGGTTCGGATTAAAGTGGGCTGACTAAATATTATTATGGATCTACTTATTCAAATTGTCCTTTGGGCTATCTTGTACTATGTAATTTTTAAGTTTGGCGAAAACTACGCCTACTATAAAATTGCTCGCGGCCTTGAACAGCTCAAAAACAATACAGGATTAATTAAATCTGATGGCACCGAAGGTGTCATGGAAGTTGAGAAACTCAACGGACAGTACTATGCTTATCTTGATGATGCGTTTGTTGGCCAATGTTCAGACTTTGAAGGAGTCAAGCAATTGATTCAAAAGGCTATTGACCGAGACCCTGGTCGCTACGCAACACTGCGAATCAAGATGAAAGAATAACCCATGATCAAAACAGACAAACCGCAGACTCCTGCGGAAGGTATTGCTCTCCGCGGCGATTGGGGTGATGCAAAAAGTTACGAAGTTCTTTGTCATTGCGGTGACCCTAACCACAATCACAGTGTTTGGGTTGAAGCAGATGAAACTGGCGTTTCAGTTGGTATACATACACAAGTGAAAAGCCGAGTTTGGGAACTTAATCGTTGGCAAACTATTTGGACTTTGCTAACCAAGGGATATGTAGAATACGAAGCTAGTGTTGCCATGGACAAACAGCAGGCAATTAACTATGCCGACGCAATCATGAAAGGTGTTAAGGATGTGGAAAACTTTAGAAATAAACAACGAGGATAAAATTGGCCAAAGAAGATAACAATTTACGCATGACTGGCGTGGTTCACGAAGTATTGCCCAATGCAATGTTTCGTGTAATGCTTGAAAACAGTCACCAGATCATCGCATATCTGGGCGGTAAAATGCGTAAACACGATATCAAGATCATTCAAGGCGATAAAGTTGAAGTCGAAATGAGCCCATATGATCTTACCAGAGGTCGAGTTGTTTATAGGAGCAAGTAATGGAATTACGTAAAGCCATTAATCTAGTAGAAGAAAAAAGCAAAAAGACTCTTGAGTTGGCACGACTTCCATACTCCAAAAGTGCTCTAAGCCCGGTAATAAGCCAATCAAGCCTTGAGGTACATTATTCAGGGTTGGCCAAAAGTTATGTAGATAGATACAACAAAGGTGAAGGCGATCCTGCATTTAACGAAGCAGGTGCATACTTGCATAACTTATACTTTGCTCAGTTTAAAAGTCCAAGAAATGCTAACCGTCCACACGGGTTGAGTCTAAGCCTAATTGAGCGAAAGTACGGAACCTTTGATAAGTTTAAGGAAGAATTTACCAAGCAGGCTATGTCACTACAAGGTTCGAATTGGATCTACATGAGTAGGTCCGGTGATATTAAAACCATTAAAAATCACGCAATACGCTCCGATATTGCCTTATTAGTTGACTGGTGGGAACACGCCTGGTTCACTGATTACGGTTCAAATAAAGCTAAGTATCTAACTAACATTTGGCGTATTATAAATTGGGACGCTATCAATTCTAGGCTTTGACCTGATCGACTAGGGTACTAATAATATAGGTACCTTTTCTGATAATTAATTATATGATATTTGGTTATTTTACCTTGTTTGTTGCGTTGGTTATCAGCGCAGTGGCGGCTTACTATAGTATAGTAGGCCTTACCTCTATTTTTTCTGCGGCTGTAATTCCTATCATTATTATGGGTGCTGCTCTTGAAGTAGGCAAGATCACTGCGGCAGTCTGGTTAAAAATAAATTGGTCAAGGGCCAAGTTAACCTACAAACTCTATTTGGTTCCGGCTGTAGGTTTGCTTATGCTGCTGACCAGCATGGGTATCTTTGGCTTCTTGAGTAAAGCGCACAGCGACCAAAGTCTCGTGTCTGGCGATGTGCAGGCCAAAATTGCCATTTACGATGAAAAAATTAAAGTAGCACAGGACAATATAGATGTCAATCGCAAAGCACTTAAACAACTCGATGAGGCGGTGGACCAAGTCATGGGCCGCTCGACTTCAGAAACGGGCGCCGATAAAGCCGTGGCTATACGCAAATCCCAAGCTAAAGAAAGAGCTCGACTACTATCTGAAATTGCAGCCGAGCAGAAAACAATTACTAAACTCAGAGAAGAAAGAGCTCCCATTGCGGCTGAAGTACGCAAGGTTGAAGCTGAAGTAGGACCGATTAAATACATTGCCGCATTAATTTATGGCAATACTCTAGATAATAATTTACTTGAAGCCGCAGTACGATGGGTAACCATTATTATTGTGGTAGTGTTCGATCCGTTGGCCTTGGTGTTAATTTTGGCTGCACAACAAAGTATACGTTGGAGCCGAGAGGATAAAATCGAACCTCCGCAGGAAGAACAGGGTAGTTTACGTGCCGAAAACAATAATACCGTTCCTAGTGAACAAACTTTACCCCCGGCGCCACCTGTGGAGCAAGTTGGTGTAGTAGCACAAGAGGTTGCTGAAATAATACCAGAAGCAGTATCTGTTGAAGAACCTAGTATACTTGAGCAACATCCATACCTAACCAAAAAGTTTGATCACTTTAAAGATATCAAGCCGATGGTTTACGTACCCGAAGAAACTGATAATGTAAAAGTAGATCCTGCACCTATTGGTTGGATGTTTAACGAGGTTAAACCCTTAAAAAAAAGAAAGCCTCGAGTAAAAAAAATTAAACAAGCCGAATCTTCTAGTCCTAACGCACCCGGACTAGATGCTAGTATTGAACGCCCTGGTGATTATCTTGTTGAGCCTGCATACCAAGGCCCTTATTACAAAGATCTTGGCAACGAGTACTTTACCATTGATGGAAAAATGGTACATTCCAGGGTTATCAAAGATTTGTACCCTGAAGTTTACGCAGACCTTGAACGCAAAAAGATTCAACAGCAATTAGCTGCACAGGCAGATAATGTCGAACCCTCTGATGCTAGATTTGGTACGCAGTTTCCTGCTGATCCAAAAAAGGGCGATTTGTTTTTAAACGTTAGCTCTTTACCGTCAACATTATATAAATTCAACGGAAATAAATGGATAAAGGTTGACAAGCGTATTACAGATTCATATACTTACGACGAAGCGTATTTAAAATTCTTGATTGATAATATCAACAAGGGTATTATTTCCGTAGATGACTTGACACATGGTGAACAAGATCAAATAGAACAATATCTCAATAATGGCCAGTCGAATAATAACACCACCGGATCAAATTAAATCTAAACAGAATTTTTTAGTTATTAATGCAGTACAGGAAGAATTAGCCACTCTTGTTCTATGGCTAAAGACTGTTCCTGATCGATTTGACCTACATCTTTATCATAGCCAAATGCCCGACACTGAATGGGCTTTGAGCATTGCAGAAACAGCAGAAACTATTCTAGTTTCTAAAAACTACCAATCGGATCTAGAACCCAGAATACAGCAAATGTTGGATTCACTAAACAACCGTGTTGTTTACTTTGGGGCCAATACTGAATATCCAGATTTGATTCATTTTTTCTTGACAAAGAAAGAACTTTCATAAATAATATTTGTAGAGCAATGCCCGGGTGGGGTTGCTTTACAAATATTCTTGCTTAATTAAAGGAGAAATACAATGAGCAAACACGTCATTGGTATCGACCTCGGTACCACCAATTCATGCGTAGCCGTTATTGAAAACGGACAATCCCGAGTAATTGAAAACAGCGAAGGCGCACGTACTACTCCTAGTATTGTTGCCTACACTGACAGCGATGTGCTAGTTGGTGCCAGCGCAAAACGCCAAGCAGTTACAAACCCTAAGAATACAATTTATGCAGCCAAGCGTCTAATCGGACGTAAGTTTAAAGAACAGGCTGTACAAAAAGATATCGACCTGATGCCATACAAAATCATTGAATCAGATAATGGTGATGCATGGGTTGAATCTAACGGCAAGAAACTAGCTCCTCCACAAATTTCTGCTGAAGTTCTTCGCAAAATGAAGAAAACAGCCGAAGATTACCTGGGACATGAAGTTACCCAAGCGGTTATCACTGTGCCTGCGTATTTCAACGACAGTCAGCGTCAAGCTACCAAGGATGCAGGCAAGATTGCTGGACTAGAAGTTCTACGTATCATTAACGAACCCACAGCGGCTGCACTGGCATACGGTGTAGACAAACAAGACAAGCGTGATCGTAAGATTGCTGTCTATGACTTAGGTGGTGGTACATTTGACGTATCCATCATCGAAATTTCCGATGTTGATGGTGACAAGCAAATTGAAGTTCTAAGCACCAACGGTGATACATTCCTAGGCGGTGAAGACTTTGACCAGCGCATCATGGACTACCTAATTGATGAGTTCAAGAAGGAAAGCGGTGTTGACCTTAAGAACGATATGTTGGCTCTACAGCGACTAAAAGAGGCCAGCGAAAAGGCCAAGATTGAACTATCCAACAGCAGCCAAACTGATGTTAACTTGCCTTACGTTACTGCGGACGCTACCGGTCCTAAGCACATGAACATCAAGATTACTCGTGCTAAACTTGAAGCACTAGTTGATGACTTAATTCAGCGCAGTCTTGAGCCATGCCGTACAGCATTAAAGGACGCTAAGGTTAGTGCCAACGACATCGACGAAGTTATCCTTGTTGGTGGCCAGACACGTATGCCTAAGGTTCAAGAGGCAGTTGAAAAACTATTCGGCAAGACTCCACGTAAGGATGTTAACCCAGACGAAGCGGTTGCAGTTGGTGCAGCTATCCAGGGTGCAGTTCTAGCTGGCGATCGTAACGACGTTCTGCTACTTGATGTTACACCATTGAGCTTGGGTATAGAAACCTTGGGCGGCGTAATGACCAAGTTGATTCAAAAGAATACAACTATTCCTACCAAGCACAGCCAGGTATTCAGCACTGCCGAGGACAATCAACCTGCGGTATCTATTAAGGTATTCCAGGGAGAGCGTGAACTTGCTACACACAATAAGTTACTAGGTGAATTTAACCTCGACGGTATTGCTCCTGCACCACGTGGTGTGCCACAAATCGAAGTTACATTCGATATTGATGCTAACGGTATTATGAATATCAGCGCCAAGGATAAAGGCACAGGCAAAGAAAACAAGATTACTATCAAGGCCAACAGCGGTCTAAGTGATACCGAGATTCAGGAAATGATCAAGGATGCAGAAGCTAACGCAGAAGCAGACAAAAAAGCTATTGCATTGATTAATGCTCGTAACAGCGCCGAAGGTCAGATGACAATGATTCGCAAGGATCTAGCTGAATACAAAGACAAGCTACCTGAAGAGGAAGTAACTAAGTTAGAAACATCTATTGCTGACCTTGAAGCAGCCGTTAAGGGCGACGATGCCGAAGAAATTAACAAGAAGATCGGCGATATGATGCAGGCCAGCAACGAATTGTATCGTATTAAGAGCGAAGCTGAAAAAGCAAAAGCTGAAGCAGAAACAGCAAAGTCAACAGACGCAAAAGATGACAATGTAGTTGATGCTGAGTTTACCGAAAAGCCTGCTAAAGAGTAATCGAGTCCAATGGGGATGCCGCTATCGGGTCCCCAAATTTAACTTGCTTATGAAAGGAGATTAAAATGAGTAGCACAGGACTTACTGTAGGACGAATTGATTTTGGTCCTTTTAACCGATTTACGATCGGTCTAGACGAAATGTTTGACGACCTTGCTAAAATGCATGGCTACAATGATTCAAACTATCCACCTTACAACATTATCAAGTACAGCGACGATAGTTATGCCATTGAAGTTGCAGTAGCAGGTTTCGATCAAAGCGAAATCGACATCAACGTAGAAAATAATCATCTGGTTATTTCGGGTACACGCTCAGATCGTTTGACTACTGGGCCGACATACCTACACCGTGGCATTAGCGCCAGGGACTTTGTCAAAACCTTTACACTAGGTAATTATATCGAAGTTAATGGAGCAACTATTAAGAATGGTATGCTAACTGTTAGCTTGAGTCGCATAGTACCTGAGGCTTTGAAGCCCAGGAAGATTGCAATTACCAGCGTAGACAAGTAAAATATATGTAGGGGGCAACCCCTACATTAATCATGAAATAATACCATGGCATCAACAGATACAATCGTTAAAACACAAGTAAAAACAGATATCAAAGAACCTTCAAAGTTCAAGGTAATCTATCTCAACGATGAAGTGACCACTATGTCTTTTGTCATTGAGAGTCTGGTAGCAGTCTTTCATCTCGATCGAGCTCGAGCCGAGGAACTAACAATAAAAATTCACGAAGATGGCAGTGCAGTAGTAGCTGTATTACCCTACGAAATTGCAGAACAAAAGGGTATTGAAGTTAGTATTCTTGCTAAAAAACACGGTTTTCCTTTAGTAATCAAACTAGAACTTGACGAATAATACATGATGATACTCAATAAAATAAAAGAACTCAAAGCACAAGGTTTGAAAATCGGAATAACATTTTCGACATTTGACCTTTTCCATGCCGGACATGTAGCCATGCTGGCCGAAGCTAAAAATCACTGCGACTACTTAATTTGTGGACTGCAAACTGATCCTACTATAGATCGACCGGATACTAAAAATAAACCCGTACAAAGCATCGTAGAGAGACAAATCAGCGTAGGTTCTTGCCGTTATGTAGATGAAATTGTTGTTTACGAAACGGAAAAAGATCTAATCGATTTGATCTTGACACTGCCTATTGATGTGCGTATACTAGGTGTAGAGTATGAAGACACCAACTTCACTGGAAGAAATGAAGGTGTGGGTAGAGGTATTCAGCATGTATTTAATAAGCGTGATCATAGTTTTAGTAGCTCTAGTTTGCGTAAACGAGTTGCCGAAGCTGAAAATAAAAAGGCAAACAACCAATGAAAAAATATACTTTTAGAAAATGGCTCAAGCGTTGGCTCAACCGAGATGATGAAATAGAGTCCGAAGCCGGTCTTCTTGTTGCTAAGAATCCAGTAAGATCTCCTAGGCATAGAGGTGCCATTGGAGTAGTCGACGATGCACTAGGTACCGAACCACTTAGGTTAAACATTTACAATGCTAGCGGTGGTTTTATTGTTGAAACTCGAACATATAACTCTCAAAAAGATCAAACAATTACTAATTTGTACATTGTAAACAATTCTGAATTACTTGGCGAAGAAATAAGCAAGATTATTACATTAACAAGTTTGAGCCGATGAGTACCTGTGTAATGATTGACCTAGAAACCCTAGGTACTAGACCCGATGCTGTCATATTGACCATTGGGGCAATCAAGTTTAACCCTTTTAAGCCAGACGTTGAGCCCGGACCAGGCTTGTACCATCGTTTAGACATCGAAGAGCAAATGACTCTAGGTCGCACAGTTGACGACAGCACCATTGACTGGTGGGGGCAACAAGATCCTAAGGTTCGAGACGAAGCACTGGGCGAAGGTGGTGAGCGTATTGGCGTACAAAAGCTCAAGCACGAACTTAATAAATTCTTAGTTGGAGCAGAGTATATTTGGGCACAAGGTCCTGCATTTGATATTGTCATGTTAGAGGACCTATATCGTAGTCAAGGCTGGGGCTTTCCTTGGCACTTCTGGCAGATCCGCGACAGTCGAACACTGTTTGGTGTACACGGTGATCCTAGAGAAAAGGGACGAGACCAAGCACACAATGCACTCATGGACTGTTATTACCAGGCAAAGGCTGTGCAAAGTATATACAAACAGCTTAATATACAGCCTAGAGCACCTCAATAATCAAACAAAACCGCCCAGGTAGGCGGTTTTTTAATGACTATACTTTAACACAGGATGTGTAATAACCCAAAATCGCTAAATAAGAGTACGACATATAGGAATTTTGAATGTCAACATCTTTTGAAAAATACAGCGATATTTTACTCGAAGCTTATCAAAGTAACGCTCGTTCAAACGAAATAGCAGTTAAGAAAAACGAAATTTTAAATGATGTGTTTTCATATTATGATACACTGTCATCTAAGATTTTGTTTATAGGTTTTAGTCCAAGCCTGTTAAAAATAACAGGTAAGGAACTCTTTGTGACTCAAATAAGTCCAAGTGTACAAGATTTTCTTAAAGAAAATAATGTTAAGTTTACCTATGTTGATTTTGATAATCTAAATAAAAAGGGTTACAGCGTAGTAGTGGCCACAGACGAATATTTTACCTTTGCTAGCACAGACCAAGAGCAAAGAAAACAGGTTAACGATCTAGTATGCTTGGCCACGGATTTGATCATAACCACACTAAGAGACTATAAGAATCAAGACTTTAAGGAAAAGGATTTTAGTCATCCAGTTATGATTCGTGGTAACCAAGGTAAAAAGATTTTCTTTGAACAGTACGAATATGAAGCTACAGATAAGAATGCTTATCTAGGAACCAATTATGTAGTTGACGACGAAAGTGTTATGGTAGTCGGTCCGTTTGATCGCCGTGCTATGTATTTTAAACAGTTGGCTAAATTTAGCTTAGATGCTGGTGCAAAGAATTTCCTTGTTCATAAGAACCTAATGCACAAGAGCATTATTAAAAAGAACTACGAGCACATAATTTCAATTCAAATATAACTATGTCAATTAATGAAACTTCCCAGCAGTTTGTTGAGGCCTTGGCCAGCAGCTTTTTTACTGATGTAATCAAACAAGTACAAACAGATGCTATCAATGCTATACAAAGCAAATTAGCTGACTCGGATTTAAGCACTATTCTGCAGGAACAAATTTACCAAGCAGTAGTAGAACATTTTGACCAAACCCTTAAACAAAATGTCAATGCCGAATTAGAAAAGAAGTTAGCTGAACTTGACATTACACATTTAATCAGCAGAGAAATTGCCGAAAATCTGATACCAGAATTACAAAAACAAAATTGGGTTGCTGCAGAAATAACCGCCAGCTTGGCCCAAATTAATTATAACGACATTATTCGTGAACGCACTGATCAAGCAGTTGCATCGGCCAACTCAGAAATTACAAAAACTATCACCGATCGTTTAAACGCAGAAGTTGAGACACGTTTAATGGATCTAGATGTTATTGGGTTATTGACTCGAGAAGTAACTGAAAAATTAATACCTCGTCTAGAACAACAAAATCGAGATCGTGTTGCATCCGAAATTTCGGCTAGTCTAACCAATATTAATCTAAATGACATTGTACTTCGCCAGACTGAAGTTGCTGTAAAAAATATAATTACTAATTTTAGTTTTCCTGCAAGTAGTGTACCTGGATCATCAATTGATACAAGAAGTTTAATTATTTCAGCAGAAAACGTCAGTGGCGGAATATTTAAAAACTTACAGAGTACTGGAATTCAGGATAGTGCTACACAGTGTCAAGTTACTATATTAGACGCTGCAACCGTTTTTGAAAACAGATTAGTAGCAGCTGGACTAGAAGTTGCTGGAGAAATGACTGTACATCGTGATGCGGTATTCAAAGGTAACGTAATCATTGAAGGTACAGTTAAAGAAGATGCACTGGCTACCATCCAGAATAGAATGAAGGATGTAGATGTAGCCAATCTACTGCAAGAGCATATTTCACAAATTGTTGTTAGTCAGTTCTCAAGTAGCGTTAAAGAAAACATCAACAAAGAAATAAAATCTAAACTTGATCAACTTGATATTGTTGGACTAATTAACGCAGAAGTTGTTAGCAAACTAATTCCAGATTTTGAAAGACAAAACAGAGATCGTGTTGCCGAAGATATTGCCGTAGCCCTAACTAATATAGACCTTACTGACATTGTACGTCAGCAGGCTAACGCAGCTATTAAAGATCTTATTACATCATTTACATTTCCAGACTGGAGTATTCCCGGTCGAGCCGTAAATCCTAGTGAACTAATTATATCTGCAGATAATATTGATGGCGGTATCCTTAAAGGTTTTGAAAGCACAGGTATCCAAGACCGTGCTACAAATTGTCAAATTACCATACAAGACGATAATACCGTTGTTGAAAACAAATTAGTTGCACAAGATCTACAAGTTATCGGAGAATTTACTGTTGGACACGATGCAGTGTTCAAGGGTAACGTTACGGTCGAAGGCACCTTAGACCAAGAAAGCGCATTTGTTAAGCAAATTGTCAATATAGTAGTCGATCATTTCAACAAGAAATACGAAGATGGAACATTCGATCAATACACTGATCGCGTGTTTCAGCGCATAGCCGAAGAAGGCATAGATGCCAGCATAGTGCTAGTTGGTGAGCACCCAATGGTAGATTTTGATGGCACTATGGCTCCTAACGTTATTAACAGTAACTTGCAGAGCGTGGGTGCACTAAAAGAGCTGCAAGTTATCGGCGAAACATTACTAGACCAAACACTTTATGTCAGTAACAAACGTATCGGTATCAACACTATAGAACCCGAGCGTGCCTTGGACCTATGGGACCAAGAAGTCCAAATCGTCGCAGGCAAGCGTCAAAAGGACACTGCTATTTTTGGTACCATCAGAGACCAGAACCTTATTATCAGTGCAAATGGTAAGGAGCAACTTACTGTAGGAGCCGACGGTTCAGTTACAGTAAAAAATGTAAACATTGGACGAACCAACCATTCCAGTGCACCAAGAATGCCCACAGATAACCGTCCAATGGGTCACATTGTTTGGAACGAAAATCCAGCAATTGGATCACCAATTGGATGGGTAAGTTTGGGCGGTGCACGTTGGTCTGCGTTTGGTCTAATTGCTGGTTGATCTTTGATTAAATTTGTGCTATAATCCTATAATAGGATTTAGTATGAAAATTGGATTCAACTGCTCAAGTTTTGATTTGCTACATGCAGGGCATGTTACCATGCTCAAAATGGAAAAACAACTTTGCGATTATTTAATTGTAGCACTTCAAGTTGACCCTACTGTAGATCGCCCTGGAATCAAAAATAAACCTGTGCAAAGTGTATACGAACGTTATGTACAATTGCAGGCTTGTCGTTATGTGGATGAAATTCTGGTTTACGAGACCGAGTTTGACCTGTTACAATTACTACAGACACAGACTATTCATATCCGATTCCTTAGCGATGAGTATTTGAATAGAGATTTCACAGGTAAGCAATATTGCATCGACAACGGAATCGAATTGCATTATCATAAACGATCACATGTTTACAGTTCTAGCGAACTAAGAGCAAGAACAGCTAAATTAGAAACACAAAAAGACAAAGTCATTTCAACCATTCCTCAACATTCTACTGATCTTATCAAATGAAAAAAATTGGCTTCGCTTGCAAGTGGATCGATCGTCCTGACCAAGTCAATGGCATCAAGCCCAAAGACGACTGTAAGAAATACAATACAGGTGCTACTACCGTGGCTTGGCTTAACCGCCAGACTCGTGCAGTAGCAGAAGAAAAGTTATGGGACCTTATGAAACAAAACATTGAGGCTACCCGACTCTTGGTTAATCGTGTAGGAGAACTCAATGAAGAACTTCGTATGGTGCGCCTTAGCAGTGACATTCTACCTGTGTACACTGAAGCTAGTTGGTCATATTTTTGGCGACAGCCCGACGTTCGTGCATATTGCGAGCGTCATTTTGGCACCATTGGAGACCTTGCTCGAGCAAACGGTGTACGTCTTAGTTTTCATCCTGGCCAGTTTACTGTGCTGGCTAGCGATAACCCGGACATTGTCAATCGTAGCATCGAAGAATTCGAATACCATGCAGACATGGCTCGATGGATGGGCTATGGCAAGACGTTCCAAGACTTCAAGATCAATGTACACATTAGCGGACGGCAAGGTCCTCAAGGCATTCGTAGTGCCTATACCCGGCTCACGCCAGAAGCAAGAAATTGTATTACTATCGAAAACGAGGAGATAAGTTATGGGTTGGATGATTGTTTGTCTCTGGCTGATGTCGTTCCTATCGTATTGGATATTCATCACCATTGGTGTAAGACGGGCTCATATGTCAGTCCTGTGGACCCCCGCATTGAGAGGGTCATTGATAGCTGGCGTGGTGTTCGCCCTGTTTGCCACTATTCTGTCAGTCGTGAAGATATACTCGTGGATCATCCAGTAGATGTGTTACCATGCTTTAACTCGTTAAACGAGCAAGGAATTGGTAGGCAAAAATTACGTGCTCACAGCGACTTTATGCACAACCGAGCAGTTAACGAGTGGGCATTGTCGCACTGGTCTTGGGCCGATATTATGGTCGAAGCCAAAGGCAAGAACTTGGCAAGTTTTGCACTGTGGGAGTCATCCAAGACTATACTAAAGTAGAGGGTTTCGTTGCTAGTATTCAATAAATATTTTTAAAGGATACTAGCAATGAGCTCACAACAAATTCGAAAATATCTAGACATTCTAACTGAAGGCTCGCAGCCTGTTACAGAAAAACCTGTAAACCCATATGCAGTAGGCATGGCGGTAGCAAAGAAGAAATACGGTTACGGCAACGAACCAGTACACGGTCTTCCTAAACGAGTAATCACCAAAGCGCACGATATTGCTAAAAAAATCGACGAGGAAGAACTTGACGAAAAGTGGGATACTGAGACAAAGGTAAGTCCAGAAGAAAAAGGCAAGTACAAAGGTCGTTCAAAAGCAGAATTGCTCAAACAATACAATGCCCTAAAAGCCAGCGGTCCTCACAAACGAGGCAGCAAAGAGTTTGGTACAATGAGAGAATTAGCCTTTGCTATTCGCGCCAAATCTAATTGGGGCAAAGTCAAAGACGAATGAATTTTGATTTTATTCCATTAACCAAACTTGGTGTCGGAACTGTGATTGTAAGACACAGCGATATAATCACAATGGAAATAACACAGTGCGGATACACAAGAATTGAATTTGGATACGGCGAACATTTAATCGTTGAAGAAGGGCCTATACGTATTCTTGCATTGATACAAGAGCTTGACGATATAAAGGCCCAGTTAGAAGAAGAAAAAAAGGAGAATTGATCTCCTTTTTTTTATTTCTTACCTACTTTTTTAGCTGGTTTAGCTTTAGCTGGTGCAGCCTTGGCTGTAGCTGGCTTTTTAGCACGAGGCTTAGATGGCTTTTTAGCTGGTGTAGCCTTAGCTTCTGCAGGAGCCACTGGTTGCTCAACTTTATTTGGGTTGTCAGTATGAACTGCCCATTCAGCATCGCTTAGTTTATGCAATCCTACACAGTATCCAGTAGGACTACGGCCGCAACCGCATTTTGCTGGTTCAGCAACGGGTGCCACAGCAGGCGGCGTTTCTACTTTATATGGTGCAGCCGGTTTAGATTCTACCTGCTTTTCGCGGAAGAAAAACCACCAAAGTGCAACCAAGGCTAAGCCACCAATGATAACGATTTCCATTTGATTCTCCTGTTAGTTAATCGAGTAATTTATTTATATTGCTAAAAAGCAAGGAAAAAATAAATAACTTTGGTAAGGAGTGTACAAATGTCTAAATTACACGAATTAATGATGACGCCGCTGCCGTGCAAATCGCACCAGATTCGTATGCCTTACAGACCTAGCCTACGAGAAGTTAACAAAATATACAGCATTCTCAACGAAGAAATATTTAACGGCAAACTAACTAGACCCGAGATACGTCTAGGACGTATACACAAAGCCTGGGGTTGGTGCCACGGACATACCAAAGAATTAGAAACAGGCAGCTCTTGCGTTATTAAGCTATCCGACAAATGGTATTGTATTCAATGGTTCATAATTACTTTAGCACACGAAATGGCGCATCAATATCAATGGGACATTATAGGACCCAAACGTGTACGCAACGGCAAGGACTACTTAATGAGCCATGGTCCTAGTTTCTTCCAACATCGCGAACGTTTTGAACGTTATAACATACCACTAAAAACCGCACTTAGAACAAGAAAATGGTTTAAACACCAGAACTTCCATAGGTGTTGATATTGGATTAGGCTATTTGTATAGCTTACATAAATATAACAATACCCTCTGGAGACACCAATGAGATACAGCGAATTAACAGATATCGAGCCACAGATTGGCGATGTACTAGCCATTGAAGTGGGTGATACTCTTGTTGAAGCCACTATACAAGATCTACGTGACGACGGCGTAGTAATTGAACTAGATCAAAAAGCAGTAGAGATTTTGTCTGAAGCAGGTTTTGGCAATCCTTCTATAATTGCAAGAACAGCATATGAACCCTTAGGTGCCATTGAGCGTCCTGATACCAGAACATCACAGTATACTCAAATTGAGCCAGAGAAAGAGCCAGAAACTAAGGCACTTAAGCCTGCACCAGAAATGGGTGTAACACTATCTGATTGCAGTAATGCAATGACCTGGGGTATTAAAACTATTAAATCATTGAGCGACGAACTTAAGAAAAAGTTACGTACCTCAGTAAAGAACACTGCATTAGAGTACCTAGTTATTGTTGCAAACCGTACAGATGCATACGACAAAAAAAAGTTTACCGAAGAACACCTAAGATCGTGTGAGCAATATCTAAGTTACGTAACAAGAAATCCTTCTATAAAAACCTGGGACGATGTTGTTAAGTATTTCTCTGGACAGCTAGCAGAAGCTGAGTATCAGGGCCGCAAAGTTCAGTTGGGCAAGCCGATGAAAGGCGATGTTAAGAAAAGCAAAGTATACGTAAAAGGACCCAAGGGCAATGTTGTTAAAGTAAACTTTGGTGACCCTAACATGAAAATTAAAAAGTCTAATCCAAAGCGTCGTAAGAGCTTTAGAGCAAGACATAACTGCGATAATCCAGGGCCACGTTGGAAGGCACGTTATTGGAGTTGCAGGGCTTGGTAATATGCGAGCAGCAGATTTTTTAAATGAAATAGAACGCTTGTCAAAAAGCGGTTTTGAGGGCGGAAAAGATTACTTAGACTCTTACGGTAAAGAAAAAGTTGTTCGTAAACTTCCCGGCGGCAGCGGGTTGTTGTATTCTATAACTAACGACCGTGGTGATTTTACAATAAAAATATGGGATCCAAAAGACAAAGGTGAGTACCCAGAGGTACCTATGCGTACAGAGCGTCCTCCTTTTTATACTAGATCAGAATGGGCACGTAGGATAGAGTACATAAAACGACGTAACGCCGAAGAAAAAGAAAAATATGAACAATCTCCTGGTAAACTAATAGGACAACTTACTGTAATGGATGCTAGTTACTATTTTCCACTTAAAGGTGCTATGCAAGTGGGAACAATTACAGTAGACGAAGATTACAGAGGTGTAGGTATTGCCAAAGCATTGTATGGTATTGTACTAACAATCTTGAAGCGTCCCCTACTTGCTGGCTCTAGCCAAACGCCCGGCGGTCGTAGAAACTGGATGAGTCTAAGTCAGATTCCCGGCGTTGAGATGAAGGGCTATTTTAAAATCGATGACAGTGATATTAAAACCTTAGATCCAAAAAACTTTGATCACTGGGACGCTACAAGCAGGATTTCTAGCCATAATAAAGCAGCTGAAAAAAGAATTGATATTATAATGAGTCAACTAGGCGGGCAGTATATAGGTCAGAACAAATCAAGACATCATTATTTTGCCTTTGACGTTAAACCAGACACCACCAAACAAGAATTAAAGGCCTATGTAGATACGAATCTGAGTAAAGTCTACAGCAGCGGCTATTACTCAGGTGGCGGCCTATATGCAACTTGGACAGGACAACAATGAGAGCCAGAGAATTTATTTTTGAAGGTGGTTGGGATACAACTATAACACAAGGTACTGTGTTGAAACCTGCTGTTGTTGGGCAAACATTAAAAGTTGTTGATCGTTTTGTCGGCGACTTTAATAAATTTCTTGCCGCTAAAAAGTTACCACCAGTTAAACGTGGACGACCCACTGGCTCTAGTGCATACCACGAAGTTGATACTGCCCAAGATCCAGACAAGATTTACGGCGACATTGATTTACAGATGATTGCCCCAGACCAAGAAGGCCTGACACAAGGACAGTTTACCAATTATTGGAACGCATTAGCTGACGAGTTTGTTCGTGCAGGTCTTGCTCCTTATGTTGATACCAGTGAAAGCAAACCCGGCCATCCTATATTTCAAATTGGCGCTAAAGACTATGTGCAAATAGATTTCATGTGGCACCCAGAAAGTTTAAGTCATTGGGGTGCTGCTCGAGTTACTCCCGAACGTGGTGTAAAAGGTTTGTTGTTTGGCAATATGTTTAGTGTTCTTGGCGACCTACTAGACCTAAGCATACAACATGCCGGTGTGCAATTAAAAGTCGTTGACGGCCAACATGTACCATTTAGTAAACAAAAGGGTACACAGGTTGTCACAGTTAGTACCGACCCTGAAAGATTTATCTACGATATATTTGCTTACGAAGCTAAACAATTAGGAATAAAAAATCCTCAGATAGATCCACAGCTAAAGCAGTTCCCTGGTAATGATATTAACGATGTTAAGATTGCCAAGTTGGTAAAAGGTGTACAAGGCCTGGCTCGTAGCTTTGAGTTAAATAACATGTACGGTCAAGGTGATTTAGCTAGATTCGAATCTGCAGAAGATTTTCTAAATAAGTTCCTTGAGCGTTATACAGAAAAAGCCATGATAGACATCAATGCCAAAAAGCGTGACAAAGCCGAAACACCTGAGGCACAAGCACGAGCCGAAGCAGATAGACAAAAGGTTCAAAGCGGATTAGACATGGTCCGAGGATACTTTAACAAATAATATGAGAGCACATCAATTTACACCCGAAACAAAAAAACAGTCCTCCAGTCGTACCCTCGGCGGTTTCACTGTTAACACTGTTAAGGTCGGCGGTGATACTGTTGACGAAAACAGAGACGAAATCATGAATAAGCGTCAAGTGGGCGTAGGTAGATTAGTTGATCTAACTAAACAGTTTCCTACGTACCAAAGCCTAATAGGACAAATTAAAGAGATTACCGAATTTGGAAAAGTAAAGATACAGATTGTACAAGTTCAGCCCGGAACCAAACCGGCTAAACACCGTGTAGGTGATATTATTTCAATTGCTCCTAACTATATCACCAAAGGCAGCGTACACGAAGCAGCCGGTGATCTAAATACTGCCAGAGCAATAGCACAAGAACTACAACAAGACCTGGAAGATCTAGAACACATCCAACATTCTGGATCAACTATTGCTGCCGGTAATCCACACAATGTTCAAAGTTTGAAACAAAGTATCGCCGAACTTCTTGCAGAACTTGAAGCTCTTGGGTTTGAATACGCACCCGAATTACCAAATCTGGTTAGAACTAAAGGTAGCCAAGGTGGTGCTAACGTAATACAATTTAAGCCTAGGAATAAAAGAAATCCAGGTCTCAAATTTGAAGAAATAAAACTCAATGCACCTCACAAAAAAATGAGTCGCAAAGAGTTGCATGCCTACATGGATAGAATTAAAGCTGGCACAAAAACCAAACAGGATAAATTTAAACCTATTATCCATGCTAGTAACATCAAGGCGATTACCAAGAGCGACGATCCTGATGACGTTTGGGACTTAGATGATTTAGCTAACCAGATTACAACTAGGCCACGCTCGTTACTAGGCACTAATGCCAAGATGGAAAAGTCTAAGACCGAAGGCGAAATAATTTATGACTTAACCTTGCCGGCAATATCTGGCATTGTTGTCGACGAAGGATCCGGCGACTTTGTTGAGATTACTACATGTCCAGGTGCCGGCGAATGTCAATTGTTCTGCTATGCTCGCAAAGGCGGTTATGTTATGTTCCCTGCAAGCTCAATGAGTGCTGCACAAGCATTGAATTTCTTAGTAAATGATCCTAAGGGTTACAGTGATATGGTTAACCGAGAAATCAGCGTTATTAAGAAAAAGGCCGACAAGCATGGAATTAAGTTAGTAGTTCGTTGGCACGATGCCGGCGACTTCTTTAGTAAAGAATATCTAGACCTAGCATTTGACGTTGCACGTAGTAACCCTGATGTACAGTTCTATGCATATACAAAAATGGGAGATGTAGCCACAGCAGATACACCACCCAATTTTATTATTAACTTTAGTTCTGGTGCTAAGAGTCGTGAAGTAAAGAAAGTTGAATTCCACAGAGATGCTACTAAGCAGAGTGTCAAGCAAGGTGTCACTGTTCCTAAAGATATGTTCTACGACTTAATTGCTCGCGAAGGCAACAAACTAATTAAAGACGAAAAAGGTCGCACACAGTTCAAGGATCCGCAGTCATTGGAAGTATTCAAGGACCGATTAGCTAAAGCATATAAAGTCAACCCTGATACAATCATCACTTATGATCAGATGTTAAATACTCCTATAGGCGACAAACCTCATTGGAACGTTATTGTTCAGCCCGGCGCCGGTGATCGTGCTGCCAATCGTAGAGATGTCATCAATAGTTTTTTAATGTACCACTAAATGCGAGCTAAAGAATTTTTATTAGAGTACAGCAGAGACGTTACCCTTAAAAATCTTGGGTCTGCTATCTACGATCGTTTACGTCGTGAAGGTCCAAGTTGGTGGCAACGACTAGGTATCAATGCTCAATACTTTGAGCAACCCAGTCCAACTACTGCACACAACGTAGCATATACTGTGTTGGATATGCTTGAAAAGACTGACCCTACTAAAAACAAGCAATACGTTCAATGGTTAGCAAGAACATATGTGCGCGACACCATGCATCTCGAAGATGTACTAAACCAAATGGGTCCAGTGTTGGCTAAATTTTATCAACTTGTACAGCGTAAAAAATTAGGGCCACCTCACAACGACATAAATCGTTTTAAAGATTTTCATGACTTTGCTTCAGTTGTTGACAGTCAGGCTGATGTTACCACGGACGACGGCAATGTTGAAAGAGGTCAGGCCAAAGAATACTATCGGGACAACGATATTAGGATCATAGTGCCCGAGGATCAGACTGCTGCTTGCTACTACGGGCAAGGAACTAAATGGTGCACAGCATCAACATCAGCCCATAATATGTTTAACACTTATAGCCGTCGTGGTCCACTGTATATCATTATTCCCCGACGTCCTGAACATAACGGCGAAAAATACCAGTGGCACTTTGAAAGCAAACAGTTCATGAACGAACTCGACCGTCCGGTTTCTATTATTGATTTAGTACAACGTTATCCGCAGCTACGTAACATTTTCCGAGACCAGGCAGAAAAGTTCAGTGTTAAGGCATTGCTTCTCGATATCGACCAGTACAGAGATTTATATAAGAATTTCAAAGGCGAATTTGCAAGACAGATGGAAATCTTCATTGGTGAGAACACCAAAGAAATTGCTCAAAGAATTATCAAAGATATTTGGAGCGAGCACGGACGGGATATCAAGATGTTCCTTGACCGAGACGAAACTTATGAAATGATATGGGAAGCATTTAATGACTACGGGTCAAAATTGGTTAAGGATATCATTGACCGTGTAGGCGACGACATTGATATGTTCAAAGATGCAGATTCAATGTACGATCCTTTAACTGAAGTGGTACATGACTGGTGTACTGAACAAGATTTCTACAGTGCTATAACTGAATCTTTAGAAGAAGTTAACGAAGATGATGCAATGGATGCATCCTATACTATTGCCGGCGATGTTGTAGATTGGATAGGCACAGCCGTTAACCGTATTGCCAACGAATTATTATGAGAGCAGTAGAATTTATCACCGAAGCTGAATTTGATCCGCGTGGTTGGGGCGAAACACCTCGTAGTACCGATGTTGATTACTTTGGACTCAGAGTAACAATGAGTCCTAGGATGTTTTTAATGTTAGCAAATCCCTTGACGCCAGGGGCCGAGAATCCCGATATTGCCAAGCATATGCAAGCAGGTGGCAAGATTGCTTATCCTTTCTTAGAAATCAACGACCCACCAGAGTGGGAAGAAGGTGATTTCAGACGACCGGCACGAGTAGTAAGCCACGAAGGTAGAAATAGAATTACGCAATGGATTAAGATGAAAGGTGATCAGCCTATTCAAGTTAATCTATTTTTACGTAACGCAAACCGTAGGCGTTATATTTCTGATGAAATGATTAAGGAACTGAGCCAGGGAATGATCAGTGAGTGGGGTCAATTTATCAGAAACCCATTTGATGCATCGACAGCATTAGAAGAAGATTGGAAATCAAAATTAGCCACAGGAGCCACAGCAGCAGCCTTGGCTTTGAGCGGTGGACAAGTTGCACAGTCCCCGGGTCTACCACAATCAATACAGTCGCAATACAAGATGATGTCACCGGCAGACATCTTATCCACGGTGGCTAAATCGGCAGGTATCGCTGGCAACGAACTAACACAATTACTAGCACAGACTGCACACGAGACTATGAACTTTACACATATGGTTGAACGTGGTAGCCCTGATTACTTCAAACGCAAATACGAAAATCCTCGCACAGCTAAAAAGCTAGGCAACAAGTTTGCTGGCGACGGTGAGCGTTACAAAGGTCGTGGATTTATACAGTTGACAGGCAGAGACAATTATATGCGAGCCGGAAAAGCAATGGGTATGATGTTTGTTAACCCATATCAGCCCAACGATCCTAAGTTTCAAGCAGCCGAACTAGAAGCAGCTCGTAATCGTAAACAGTTAGAAACCGATCCATGGTTATCGTCTAAGGTAACCATTTGGTATTGGAAGAACCGTGTAGCAAGTCGTGTTGACGATTTTACCGATACTCGTGCAGTAACTAAGAAAATTAATCCAGGCCTAAAACACCTAGACCGTCGTCATCAGCAATTCCAAAAACAACAAGCAGCAAAATGAGAGCTAGAGAATTTATTTCTGAGAAGTGGAGCGAGAAATACAAACGCTCTATTAACTGCGCTAATCCTAAAGGTTTTAGCCAACGTGCCCACTGCCAAGGAAGAAAGAAAAACGAAGACATTGAAGAAAACTTTGATGATGGCAAGAATCCTGGCCGTAAAGGACTAGCTAAACGTGTAGGTGTTAACTGCAAACAAAGCGTAACCAAACTACGCAGTATTGCCAAAAATAGCTCAGGCGAGAAACAAAGAATGGCACATTGGTGTGCCAACATGAAATCGGGTCGCAACAAATGAGAGCCAACGAATTCGTTACAGAATCAGCTAACACCAACATCCTTGTAGTTGATGTACAGCCAGCCTACGACGCTTGGTCTGGTGCAGTTGTTGAAGGTGTTGCACAATTATTAAATCGTGCTCGCAGTGGAATATATGTGTTATACAATGCCGAAGGACAAACTGCCGACGACTACGTCGATGTAATCAACTATATGATGGAAGCAGGACTCACTGAGCAAACTGCTGACCGCATTAACTATTTTAGCAAAGAATACGGATTCTTTAGACCTTGGATGGACCAGGGTGTACCAGACAGAATAATCATTAAGACCATCAGGGCTATGGTACAGCGCAGAGTCAATGACAGCAGAATGCTGGACATTAACACAGTGTTGACTCCTGCAGAACAACAAGAATTCCAAAGTCATTTTAGATATTCTGATTGGGAAGAAGAAGGCATATACATGCCAGACTTTATGCCTATCAGCATACTAAAGCAGATTAGTCCATTTTATATGTGCGGTGGCGGCCGACGAGAATGCTTGCGTGAAATAGAATTGCTATGTAACGCATTCAATATTAGATACACACGTATCGACAGTTTAATTTACGGTTAACCAAATAAATATTAGTCAAAGGATCAAACATGAAAAAATTAATTTCAATTTTATTGCTATCCATGGCGTCTGTATCTTGGGCACAAAAACAACCCCAAGGTGTAACATACGATGCACAAATTATCCGTGTTAACGACGGTGACACAGTTGTTATCTCTGCACCTTTCCTTCCTGCACCTCTCAAACCTGAATTAGCTGTCAGAATCTATGGTGTTGACACTCCTGAAAAAGGTTTCCGTGCTCAGTGCCCTGGCGAAGATGCTCGAGGTAAAGCTGCCACCGAGTTTACTAAAAATGCAGTTGCAAATAGTCAAAAAAGACAAGTTACTCTTTATGCCTGGGATAAATTTGGCGGCCGTGTGCTAGGTGATATCATTCTAAACGGACAGAGTCTACGTGCTGCCTTGATTGCCAACGGTTTCGCTCGAGAATACTACGGCGATGCAAAACAAAGTTGGTGTAACTAAATGACTGTTAGATCCGTTTCAGGCATTGCTAGAACTGTAAGCAAACACACAGGTCTTAGCCCATCACAATACAACGGCATGGCTCGTCCTGGGGAGTTCGTCGTTGATCTTGATGACTATGCAATCTATGTAGGCCAAGAAGACGGAACTCTTAGACTTTTAAATTCTAGCAGTGGCACCACCGGTTACTATGGAACATTCTATAGTAATGTTACTCAAACCAATACTTCTATTAATACAGCACATGCTGTGACTTACAGTACAACATCCTTATCTAATGGCGTTAGTATAGTTGATAACTCAAGAATCACTCTTGCTCACGCCGGTGTCTATAATATTCAATTTAGTTTACAGCTCGATAAAACTGACAGCGGCGAAGATGAAGTTGATATATGGTTGAATAAAAACGGAAATATTGTTAACTGGTCAAACACAAAAGTTACATTGCCAAAAAATGATGCCAAGTTAGTTGCTGCCTGGAACTTTGTTGAGCAGGCTGCGCCCGGTGATTATTTTGAAATCATGTGGTCTAGCGCAGATTCAGCATTAAGAATATTTGCACAACCGCCACAAACAAGTCCATCACGACCCGGTATTCCTAGTGTAATACTTACAGTAACAGAAGTATAAAACCCTACAGTTGACAGGGCTATCCGTTTTTGCTAAAATAGAAGCATAGTAAGCAAATAGGAGCCAGCGATGTACTACATTCAACTCACACTGATGCCGGTGTTTTTTGTGCTGGTCCTGGCAAAGAATTCTTACAAACTCATGAAGCAGGCTGTTCGCTGGAGCATCAGTGAAACTCAGGCAGCATATCGCTCGCACCGTCGTGTCTACAACAAGGATTGAAAGATAATACTATGGGTTACAAAATTCTTCGCGATCGTGATACAAAATGGCAACCACGTAAAGGCCTAGAAGGTCCGTTCTTCTACCCCAATGGGCAGGTGCTTTACTACGATCCCAAGGCAGGAGAGTACTACGATCCTACTACAGATTTCTATGTGTCTGCAGAAGATGTTGCAGAATTACAACAAATGTTTTTGGAAGTTTTAGCCCGTTGACAGGGTGTATAAAACCGTTTATACTGGCTAAATAATTTTTTAACCACGGAGAAAAACTGTGCCTCGTATTAGACCAGATGACTATCTGGATGATGACTACGATAGTGACGATGAATTTGTCATTGGCGAAGATCAACCTACCAATCGCCGCGGACAGGTCATTGTTCCTAAAAACCCAGAGCGCCGAGAGCCCGACTGGGAAGAAAATCGTCGACGACTTCAGCGCAAACTTCGCAGAGACTATGATTAATTCCTGACTGTTGACAGGGTTATCCGTTTCTGCTATAATACAGAAATGGACAACCAAATGCGTCAAAAGCAAGATTTAATCATTGTTGTACAAAAACAACACCCTAATCCTAGGGTGCATAACTTGTTGTTTTCTAACAACACTCCTTTTAAACCCAAAGTAGTACAAAATCGTACACGGTACAAGCGTCATAACAAGCACAAAAATTCGGTTGACCACTGAACCCAAACTTGTTATAATATAAACACTGTAAACGATTAAGGACATCGACACCATGGCAACACGTAGCACAATCGCTCTTGAATTTGCAGACGGTACAGTTGGTCAGGTTTACTGTCATTGGGACGGATACCTGAAACACAATGGCCGAATCCTACAAGAGCACTACTGTGATCCATTCAAACTGCGAGATCTGATTGACCTGGGCGATGTGTCTACCCTTGGCGCTGAGATCGGTGTCAAGCATCCCTTTAACAACCCCGGTCGCTGGGGTAGTCCTGAACACGAGGCGTATGATGCACAATATGGTAACATGTGTAAGTTCTACGGTCGTGACCGCGGCGAAGAAGGCACCGAGGCTCGCTACTTTGCTGATGTTGCCGACTACGAAAAGAATCACGACTACCAAGAATATGCTTACATCCTGCGTACCGACGGACAATGGTACGTGAGTTTCGACGACCGCGGTTTTGTTCGGCTCGACGAAGAACTCCGGGTTGCGGCCTAATCATGGAACTTCACGTCGACATGCGTCGGAGCCAGCGTCGTGCCTTTATCGAGGCTGCTGTGAACTTTTACATCAAAGAGCTTAATCTAACTCGTAGTAGGTACCTGCTCACAGTGCTCACTGACAAGGAACTAGTTTCAGGTCATGGGTGTTACGGTGGTGTAGTGCAAGCTGACAAAGATATCATTGGCATGGTACTCGATAGTCGATTACCCGAGCACCAATTGGTTCAAACTATTGCACACGAAATGGTGCATGTCAAACAAATTGCTCGCGGGCGTCTGCAAAACCGTGTAGTAAAGAATGAGATGGTTAATTTTTGGTACGGGCAACCGTACACAAATGAAGACTTGGCTTATCACCGTAGGCCTTGGGAGCTAGAAGCGTTTCGCCAAGAACGCGAACTGGCATTTCGCTTGTTGGAAGTTATCAATGGAGATTCAAAATGAATCAAACTTATGAAGTAATTTACAGCCTGGGTCAGCGTGAGCCCTCGGGTACATTTATCGGAACTTCTGGTATGCAATATTTGCGTATTACAGTTCAAGCAACCAGTTCTACCAACGCCCAACGTATTGTTGAAGGCATGTTTGGTGGTTATGATCGCTGCCTGGCTGGTCCGGGTGTGTTGGTTGGTTAAAGTTTTGGTTAAACTGCCGACCAAAAAGTGGTTGACAGCCACTCGAAAAGGCAGTAAACTAGAGACTGTGTTAATTCGAACACATTTTTCATCAACTTAAACCTGTAGAGGTATTATTATGTCTAACGACAATCTGTTCAAAGTCGCCGGTGTTTCCACCGTTAAGGGTAACTACAAAGTTCGTTTCGCTAACGATCTGAGTCGTGTCAAGGTCTTGATTAAGACTGGTCACACTGATATCGAGCTTATCGAGCTGCCCTCAGCCATGAGCAAGGCTGATGCAGTTACACATCTCAAAACTACTGCACTCATGGACAAAGAAGTCTATCGTCAGGCCATTGAGACTGCCGATGCAAAGTACAATGCTGAGCCCACAGTTAAAGTCAAGGCTGCTAAGCCTAGCCTGAGCGCTATCAAAGCACGTGGCAAGAAGGCCACCGAAAGCACCGAGTCCACTGAGGCTTGAGTCTATACGGTCCGATCAAAGGGCCGTGAGGCCCTTTTTTCTTGGCCTCAAGTGTGCAAAGACTATATAATACTGCTATGGGACAAAGATCACGTTATTGGAGTTGTACACCCTTTGCTGACTGGCTACGCGGTATGCCTAAGGGTGGCGCAAAAACTGCTGGCGATTGGAATCGCTGGGAAAAACAAGCTAAAGAACAGCATCCAGTTCGCTACTGGATTGCCGAAGAGGGCCTAGATGCTGTCCAGAAATTTATTTGGTGGCCTGTAGATAAACTTTATGATATTAAATATTACATTAATAATCGTTGGGTCACTCGCACTCATAGCCTTACTGCACACCCTAGAGATATTAAGCCAGGAGGGTGGTGTGATGTTGGCAATAGGTTTCTACCTTGTCTTTTTAATGAGCTTGTTGATTTTGTTGAAATAGAACAAGCCTGGCATCATATTGCTTGGGATCGCGAAGCTCGGGAAAAGTATCATGCACCATTTTGGGCCGCAGGTTGGTTCCGTTGGCGCACATGGCGTTGTCCTGAGGCAGGTCTTGAGTACCTAAATTGGGCCAAGGAACTAAAGTTCGATGAGGATTGGGTAGACGAAAAAGATCCTAATTACGGTAAGCCTACTCCACAGGCCGTTAACGCACAGGAAATACTCGACCTGTACAACTGGTGGAAAAACACCAGACCAATGCGAGTAGATCCATACGACGCCAGCGGTTGGGGTGAATACTGTGCTAGACGTAGGGATGATGATTCTAATATTTGGTCTCAACTAGATCACGACGACGAAACTCCTGAACAAAGGGAGCATGTCAGCAAAATGCTAGATGAACTGCGCCGTATGGAAGAAGAATACGAGCAAGAAGACGAAGCAATGATGATTCGTTTAATCAAGGTCAGAGGCGCTCTTTGGACCTAATTGATAAATACCAGCATGATGTATATTTTACTCATTGCTGGTATTTGCCTTGTTTACTACATGATTGTTGTCAAAGATCACGAGAACGACGAATAATGCTCTTCAACCATCTAGCATTTTTATAAATACTAGATGCGTGTCTACGAAATTTTAAACGAAACCAAACTCAGTATTCGAGACCAAATAGTCAACGACGTCAAGAAACATGGCCCTGGCGAGTATTTTGTAAGATTTACCAACAGCGATAAGTTAGGTTTTAGTGATCGACAAATGTTTGCTAGAACCCCTGACGTTGATCATCCGCAGTTTGATATTAACTACATAGGACGTGGTATAGGTCGTAGAGCACTTTGGTTTTATCCCTTGGAATACTATCTTAAAGAAAAAAACGCTGCCTACGCTACTGATCTACCTTATGCATGGTTGGTAAAACTAAAGCCCGATGCTTGGTTGCAACCTGTTCGTCATGGCGACAAAAAAATTGAACCTGCACCCAAGGGCAAACAGCGTGTGGGTATTCTAAGACCCAGCTCACCACCGGCTGCTATTTTCTTTACCTATGGGTTTGAGGTAATTGGTCGTTATTATGACTATGCAGGACAACATCGTCGTCACGGCAATGTAAAAGGACAACCCAAACCAAGTTTCTTTGACCGAGTTCGTGGTCAAGGTTGACAACAAATCTAAATAAATATATAATGTAGTTTATTGCTGTATGAAGCAAAGAGAACAGCGTCTCGGACCCGGCTATCGTATGCCGGCAGGTCCACCAAAAAAGATTTTATGGACAAATTAGTCTTAGCATTGTTAATTATTGGTCTACACGGGTATTGGATATACAAAGTAGCAACCTATGATTGGAGCAAGTTTGAAGAGGACCAAGAGCAAGCTAAGAAAGATCTTTTTTGATGGGCCTGACAGGATTCGACGGGGTGATCAGTAACAGAGTGGACAGCACGGTAGGCAATGACCGTAAATCAAGCAAAACTTATAAATGCAAACACAAATGCATCTGGCACAGTAAAAGTCAAAATGGCTAAAGGTTTCCGTTTCGGATCCAAGGCCGCTAATGACTCTTCTGTTTTACTAGCAGCTTGAGTTAGGCCACGGGGCAGTTATGCCTTGTAAACAAAAATAACCAAAGGGCCTTGACGGGCCCTTTGTTCTTATATACAATACACTCATGCGCTAGAGGCTATAAGGTATTGCAAGGGCTTCTAACACCCGAGACAGCAGGTTCGATTCCTGTCTAGCGCACCATACACATACACTATGATCACTGTACAAATACTCGAAGCCGACGATTGTGTAGAACCAGAAGACTGGTGTCGCCCATTGAGCATTGTTAGCATGAGTGGTGGGCATAGTGACTACTACAGTTTTAAGAGCCAATGGTCCGGTGCTCCAGAAAACAATGTTAAGTGGGTCAAAGTAAAATACATTTTGGGCAAGCCGTGGCATGGTAAAACTGTTAAAGAAATTGACCGAGGCCTAGGTGTATTTGTAAAATATGAGTTTATCAGAGGCAGTATTCCTCGTAGACAAATATTAAGTCTCAAAGACTACACTGTTACCGATCATACCAAAGTCTTTTACAAGGGTTCAGATGAAGACGACGACTATTGAAGTTTATGACTGGATGGACGATGTTCAACCAGTGTTACTTGCTAATTTAAACGAACTACTTGCTGCCAAAGGAATTGAACCACTAACACAATTACACGGTGGCAATTTTAAAGATAACAAGTGGGTCAGCGTATTAGAATCCGATGACTATCGAAACTATTGGCATGCCTACCTAGAACTGTGGGGCGAAAAGTTACACAATGACAGCTACCAAAGCATGTGGTTCAACGAAGTAGACAATGATGAAGAATGGGACTACTGTAAAGAACAGTTGCGTGAATGGGCTGCTAAGGTCTACAAGCCCACTGACCTAAATTGGACAGATGACTTAGTAGACGCCATGCGTCGAGTAGTTAAAGACCACTTTCCTGAAGATGAGGAAATTGTTTTTAAGTGGTGTTGGTAATGTCTTGCAACCACCAAAGAACAACAAGTCGCTGGGTCACTGAGGACTACTTTGGTGATGAAATCGCCGGAGAGTGGCAGTACGAAACTGTCAGTACTACAGTAGACATTGACCTACATCGCTACAAATGTACTCAATGCGGCGAGATCATGTACTACTCGGGCCGTGCTCGAGAGTATTATGAAGAAGGCAAGAAGTTTGATTGGATTAAAGGTCTAGACAAATGACATCAGTTCGCGCTATCCCTGTGTTAGAAGATCACCTATGGTATCCTATCCTAGTTAAAGCAGGCGGCGGACATGTCATTCGCGAACTTCAGGGCAAGAGCGTAAACGAATGGAACGAAATGGTGAGGAGACAAGATGAAGTTGACAAAAATCGACTTAGACAAACAGAACCGTATGCTACGCATAGGGTTTGGCAAGAATGAAGGAAACTGGTTTGCACGCCTAGATTTGTGGTGCGTAGGATTCAGGATTACAAAATGATAAATAAACTTGATAACTACTAACTGACTTTAAATTCAAGAGCCTTTAGTCAGTAGGCTGTTCAATAGTGTTATCGCTTTTAAGGAGGCGATAATGCTCAAATATTATGTATATGCGTATCTACGCAACAAAGACTCAAAAACTGCAAAGGCAGGAACACCTTACTACATAGGTAAAGGTACAGGTAAACGAGCCTACGAAAAACATAGAGTCCCTAAACCAAAAGACAGATCTCTAATCGTAATTTTAGAAAACAACCTAACTAATGTTGGAGCTTGTGCTCTAGAGCGTAGACTAATACAATGGTGGGGACGTATAGATTTAGGCACAGGTATATTAAGAAACCAAACAGAGGGCGGCGACGGAGTAGAAGGCAGGATATTTTCCCTAGAATCTCGCCAAAAAATATCTACTAGCAGGATCGGTATGAAGTTTAGTGATAGTCATTGTGCTAATTTGTCTAAACCTAAAAACAATACGAAAGGACCTAAACTTACATTAGAGCAGGTTGAGCAAATTAGAGAGGATTTATCATCGAAACAGTTGACAAGAAGAGACATCTGTAATAAACTAAATATATCGTATGAAACTGTAAAGTCTATAGAATTAGGCCGGTTATGGAATCGTACGAAAACCAAGGATATCAGACTTTAAACATTTGGGCCTTTAGTCTGTGGGCCGTTTTAAATATTGGAGAAAATTTAATGATGTATAAATCTAAATTGGCTGCGGCCATCAAAGTCAACAATCGTGTCTTAAAAGAATACGGAGACACAGTCTATATCCCATTCGGATCAGAGTATGCAATCACTCTTAAAAATCTACATACGACCCGCGCTGTCGTTAATGTGTATATTGATGGTGATAACGTTGTTCCTGGTGGACTGGTACTTAACGCAGGACAAACAGTCGACCTTGAACGAAGTATTCGTAATAACAACCTCACCGAAGGCAACCGATTTAAATTTATTGAACGCACTGGTGCAGTAGAACAACACCGAGGTGTTGGAGTCGAAGACGGCCTAGTAAGGATCGAGTATCAGTTTGAAAAGGTTTATGTTGCACCAATGACCACAGTGTGGAACAAAGGTGCCTATGGTGGAAATGATTGGGTTCACCCACTAGGATCCACAGTCAGCACAAACAGCATGAATGTTAATGGCGTTCTACGCAGTGTTGATTACAGTAAGGGTGAGTATGTAAAAGCACAAGCCACAGCCACAATCAATAACTATTGTGCCGACAACGGTATTCTAAACCAGGCAGAGATTCATGATGGCGCGGCCACTATGGACTGGATGAACGATGTTGGTATTACTGTTCCTGGTAGCAAGAGTGAACAGAAATTCCAAACTGCCTACATAGGCGCATTGGAAGCAGAAAAGCACAATCTTATCTTTAAGCTAGTCGGTGACCTTGGCCATAATAAGCCTGTGGAGAAGCCGGTTACAGTCAAGCATAAGCCTCGTTGCCAAACATGCGGACATACAAACAAAGCAAACGCACAGTTTTGTAATCAGTGCGGAACAGCACTAGAAATTTTTGCTTAATCTAACCAAAGGGTCTCGACTGGCCCTTTTCTTTAATGTATTATCTTGTATAAATATTTTTCAAGGAGAATTAAAATGTCACAATCATAGATCGAATTTGCTTGTAAGGATGTAGTCTTCCATTTTAACAAAAAGCATTTAGAAGACCAGACCGTTCCCATGTGGGTCTTAAAATTCCATGGCGAAACTTATTATGTGAATCACGTTGACGCAAAGTTACCGTGGAGTACCAAAGAAACTCCTGATAATTCACACACCAAAGGCTCATTGAAATTTAAAGAAGTTCTAGTAACTATTAATGAAGTAAATGAAGCTACATTAACTGAGCTCACATTATTCGATAAAATTCGTTTGCGTAATCAAAAATTAGGCATTACACGAATTATGTTTAGGCCGCATACTGATATTCACAAATCGTTACAAAAAAACGAATTTAAACACAGCCCATTTAAAAATATTTCGGGCGCATGTGCTACCGGCTTTGTTATTTGCGATATTCTGAAAAAAGAAGAAATGACTTTTATTGCATTAAAATATGCTGGGTCATTTAGAATATTAATGCCTAATGAACATTATTATCAAGAATATGATAATGTTCACGGTAAGAATATTCAGGTTGACTATTCTGACGAAGATACTCCTTACGAATATAGCTAAAAAGTATTAAAAACGGGCCCAGGTAAAAATGTATACTTTTTGTGTACTAATTTTTCGGTTGACCCAGGGTCCATTTTTCGGTTATAATACACTTACACTGAAACACAAAGGAGCTCTGAAATGGCATACATGAGTCAAGAACGCAAGGCTAAAATTGCACCCGTGATCAAGTCTGTGCTGAAAAAGTACAATGTCAAAGGTTCGCTGTCTGTGCGTAATCACATGTCCTTGGTTTTGAACATTAAGTCGGGTCCTATCGACTTTGTTGAAAACTTTATTGAAACTGACGCCAACGGTCCTAGCGGTCGTAAAATGTCGACTGAACAGGTTGCGTACATTCGCAAGAACCGTTCCGTAGATGTTAACCCTTATTGGTACAAAGAACACTTCAGCGGTGTTGCTCGTAACTTCCTTAACGAAGTTATTGTTGCAATGAACGCAGGTAACCACGATAACAGTGACGTTCAAACTGATTATTTTGATGTGGGCTGGTACATTGATGTTAACATCGGCAAGTGGAATGCTCCTTACGCTCTTGTAAAATAATACTTGAGTATTACAAAATTTCGGTTGCTCGGTGGCGTCCGATTTGCTATAATATAAACATAGTAAGGAGAACGAGATGAGCTTTTTCACCCGCGAACAACGATACACAATGCTCTGCGCCATTAAGCGTGGTGACCGTCAAGGCACTGCACTGACTGCAGAAGAAGAACAGTTCATCCAAGACTTTGCTTTTGAAAAGTTGACCGAACTCTTGCAAGACCCTGAAATTATGGCTGTGTTCAAGCGTATGAAGGATCGCTGAAATGACTGTCTACATTGTCATACGCAACGACAAGATTGATTCAGTGTTTCCGACCCAAGAAAAGGCTCAGGAACATATCAATAGCATCAAAGGTTGGAATCTCTGGAAAATCGTTGAAAAAGAAATTGAAGGAACATTGATATGACCCAATTTGTTGTTAGAGAAGTTGAATGGGGCGGTGATGTAGATGGCACTGGTCCCGAGCGTTGGTTGGGCAGGGCATTGGGTTGTTTTGACACTGAGGACGAGGCTTTGGACTTTGTTGATACCCAGTGGACTGATTGCGAAGTTGTTGAGGAGGAAGTAAAATGACCGAAACTAGATCGTTTAAAGAATGGACTGACGAATATGTCCGTGACAACATTCACAAACTCAAAGCACCAATGACCAAATACTTTCACATCGTCCAAGTCCACCCCGTATACGACGGTATTGTTCAAACTCACAAGGTCAAGGCAGAGCGTGAATTTGAGACCAAAGAAGAAGCCCTGCGTTGGGTAGAGTATTACAATACCCTCGGAGATAATATGCGTAAG